CGACCGTGTAGTGCGACTGAAGCTCGCAATACCATAAGTCGTTTTTGCTCACGAATATCAGACCAGTCAACAAGTACAATGGGCATCGTATTGCCCGAACAGATAAAGCTAGCATGCCAACGGTATAGGGGTCTGACGCTCAGTGGAACGAAAACTCACGTTAAGGGATTTTGGTCATGAGATTATCAAAAAGGATCTTCACCTAGATCCTTTTAAATTAAAAATGAAGTTTTAAATCAATCTAAAGTATATATGAGTAAACTTGGTCTGACAGTTACCAATGCTTAATCAGTGAGACACCTATCTCAGCGATCTGTCTATTTCGTTCATCCATAGTTGCCTGACTCCCCGTCGTGTAGATAACTACGATACGGGAGGGCTTACCATCTGGCCCCAGTGCTGCAATGATACCGCGAGACCCACGCTCACCGGCTCCAGATTTATCAGCAATAAACCAGCCAGCCGGAAGGGCCGAGCGCAGAAGTGGTCCTGCAACTTTATCCGCCTCCATCCAGTCTATTAATTGTTGCCGGGAAGCTAGAGTAAGTAGTTCGCCAGTTAATAGTTTGCGCAACGTTGTTGCCATTGCTGCAGGCATCGTGGTGTCACGCTCGTCGTTTGGTATGGCTTCATTCAGCTCCGGTTCCCAACGATCAAGGCGAGTTACATGATCCCCCATGTTGTGCAAAAAAGCGGTTAGCTCCTTCGGTCCTCCGATCGTTGTCAGAAGTAAGTTGGCAGCAGTGTTATCACTCATGGTTATGGCAGCACTGCATAATTCTCTTACTGTCATGCCATCCGTAAGATGCTTTTCTGTGACTGGTGAGTACTCAACCAAGTCATTCTGAGAATAGTGTATGCGGCGACCGAGTTGCTCTTGCCCGGCGTCAACACGGGATAATACCGCACCACATAGCAGAACTTTAAAAGTGCTCATCATTGGAAAACGTTCTTCGGGGCGAAAACTCTCAAGGATCTTACCGCTGTTGAGATCCAGTTCGATGTAACCCACTCGTGCACCCAACTGATCTTCAGCATCTTTTACTTTCACCAGCGTTTCTGGGTGAGCAAAAACAGGAAGGCAAAATGCCGCAAAAAAGGGAATAAGGGCGACACGAAAATGTTGAATACTCATACTCTTCCTTTTTCAATATTATTGAAGCATTTACCAGGGTTATTGTCTCATGAGCGGATACATATTTGAATGTATTTAGAAAAATAAACAAATAGGGGTTCCGCGCACATTTCCCCGAAAAGTGCCACCTGACGTCTAAGAAACCATTATTATCATGACATTAACCTATAAAAATAGGCGTATCACGAGGCCCTTTCGTCTTCAAGAATTTTATAAACCGTGGAGCGGGCAATACTGAGCTGATGAGCAATTTCCGTTGCACCAGTGCCCTTCTGATGAAGCGTCAGCACGACGTTCCTGTCCACGGTACGCCTGCGGCCAAATTTGATTCCTTTCAGCTTTGCTTCCTGTCGGCCCTCATTCGTGCGTTCTAGGATCCTCCGGCGTTCAGCCTGTGCCACAGCCGACAGGATGGTGACCACCATTTGCCCCATATCACCGTCGGTACTGATCCCGTCATCAATGAACCGGACTGCCACGCCCTGAGCGTCAAATTCCTTTATCAGTTGGATCATATCGGCAGTGTCGCGGCCAAGACGGTCGAGCTTCTTAACCAGAATGACATCACCTTCCTCCACCTTCATCCTCAGCAAATCCAGCCCTTCCCGGTCTGTTGAACTGCCGGATGCCTTATCGGTAAATATACGGTTTGCTTTCACACCTGCGTCTTTGAGTGCTCTGACCTGAAGATCAAGAGACTGCTGACTGGTTGAGACCCGAGCGTAACCAAAAAGTCGCATAAAAATGTACCTTAAATCGAATATCGGACAACTCATGTCTATTATTACAAATTTACGATTTAATAGACATATTAATGTAACAGTTTTACGATGTCCGATAATTTATAACATTTCGTACGGTTGGAAAAATGTTACTAAATGCCCGTCAGGCAGGGAGGCCGATATGCCCGTTGACTTTCTGACCACTGAGCAGACTGAAAGCTATGGCAGATTCACCGGTGAACCGGATGAGCTTCAGCTGGCACGATATTTTCACCTTGATGAAGCAGACAAGGAATTTATCGGAAAAAGCAGAGGTGATCACAACCGTCTGGGCATTGCCCTGCAAATTGGATGTGTCCGTTTTCTGGGCACCTTCCTCACCGATATGAATCATATTCCTTCCGGCGTCCGGCATTTTACCGCCAGACAGCTCGGGATTCGTGATATCACCGTTCTTGCAGAATACGGTCAGAGGGAAAATACCCGCCGTGAGCATGCAGCGCTGATACGTCAGCACTATCAGTATCGTGAATTTGCCTGGCCCTGGACATTTCGCCTTACCCGTCTTTTATATACCCGGAGCTGGATAAGCAACGAACGTCCTGGCCTGCTTTTCGATCTGGCGACAGGGTGGCTTATGCAACATCGTATTATTCTCCCCGGAGCCACTACGCTGACCCGGTTGATTTCAGAGGTAAGGGAAAAGGCGACGTTGCGCCTGTGGAACAAACTGGCACTGATACCGTCAGCCGAACAGCGTTCACAGCTGGAGATGCTGCTGGGGCCAACTGATTGCAGCCGCCTGTCTTTACTGGAATCACTGAAAAAGGGCCCTGTGACCATCAGTGGTCCGGCGTTTAATGAAGCAATTGAACGCTGGAAAACTCTGAACGATTTTGGCCTGCATGCTGAAAACCTGAGTACACTCCCGGCTGTGCGCCTGAAAAATCTCGCACGTTATGCTGGTATGACTTCGGTGTTCAATATTGCCAGGATGTCACCGCAGAAAAGGATGGCGGTTCTGGTTGCCTTTGTCCTTGCATGGGAAACGCTGGCGCTGGATGATGCATTGGACGTTCTGGACGCCATGCTGGCCGTTATCATCCGTGACGCCAGAAAGATTGGGCAGAAAAAACGGCTCCGCTCGCTGAAGGATCTGGATAAATCTGCATTGGCGCTCGCCAGCGCATGTTCGTACCTGCTGAAAGAAGAAACACCGGACGAATCGATTCGTGCTGAGGTGTTCAGCTACATCCCAAGGCAAAAGCTGGCTGAAATCATCACGCTTGTCCGTGAAATTGCCCGGCCCTCAGACGATAATTTTCATGAAGAAATGGTGGAGCAGTACGGGCGCGTTCGTCGTTTCCTGCCCCATCTGCTGAATACCGTTAAATTTTCATCCGCACCTGCCGGGGTTACCACTCTGAATGCCTGTGACTACCTCAGCCGGGAGTTCAGCTCACGGCGGCAGTTTTTTGACGACGCACCAACGGAAATTATCAGTCGGTCATGGAAACGGCTGGTGATTAACAAGGAAAAACATATCACCCGCAGGGGATACACGCTCTGCTTTCTCAGTAAACTGCAGGATAGTCTGAGGCGGAGGGATGTCTACGTTACCGGCAGTAACCGGTGGGGAGATCCTCGTGCAAGATTACTACAGGGTGCTGACTGGCAGGCAAACCGGATTAAGGTTTATCGTTCTTTGGGGCACCCGACAGACCCGCAGGAAGCAATAAAATCTCTGGGTCATCAGCTTGATAGTCGTTACAGACAGGTTGCTGCACGTCTTTGCGAAAATGAGGCTGTCGAACTCGATGTTTCTGGCCCGAAGCCCCGGTTGACAATTTCTCCCCTCGCCAGTCTTGATGAGCCGGACAGTCTGAAACGACTGAGCAAAATGATCAGTGATCTACTCCCTCCGGTGGATTTAACGGAGTTGCTGCTCGAAATTAACGCCCATACCGGATTTGCTGATGAGTTTTTCCATGCTAGTGAAGCCAGTGCCAGAGTTGATGATCTGCCCGTCAGCATCAGCGCCGTGCTGATGGCTGAAGCCTGCAATATCGGTCTGGAACCACTGATCAGATCAAATGTTCCTGCACTGACCCGACACCGGCTGAACTGGACAAAAGCGAACTATCTGCGGGCTGAAACTATCACCAGCGCTAATGCCAGACTGGTTGATTTTCAGGCAACGCTGCCACTGGCACAGATATGGGGTGGAGGAGAAGTGGCATCTGCAGATGGAATGCGCTTTGTTACGCCAGTCAGAACAATCAATGCCGGACCGAACCGCAAATACTTTGGTAATAACAGAGGGATCACCTGGTACAACTTTGTGTCCGATCAGTATTCCGGCTTTCATGGCATCGTTATACCGGGGACGCTGAGGGACTCTATCTTTGTGCTGGAAGGTCTTCTGGAACAGGAGACCGGGCTGAATCCAACCGAAATTATGACCGATACAGCAGGTGCCAGCGAACTTGTCTTTGGCCTTTTCTGGCTGCTGGGATACCAGTTTTCTCCACGCCTGGCTGATGCCGGTGCTTCGGTTTTCTGGCGAATGGACCATGATGCCGACTATGGCGTGCTGAATGATATTGCCAGAGGGCAATCAGATCCCCGAAAAATAGTCCTTCAGTGGGACGAAATGATCCGGACCGCTGGCTCCCTGAAGCTGGGCAAAGTACAGGTTTCAGTGCTGGTCCGTTCATTGCTGAAAAGTGAACGTCCTTCCGGACTGACTCAGGCAATCATTGAAGTGGGGCGCATCAACAAAACGCTGTATCTGCTTAATTATATTGATGATGAAGATTACCGCCGGCGCATTCTGACCCAGCTTAATCGGGGAGAAAGTCGCCATGCCGTTGCCAGAGCCATCTGTCACGGTCAAAAAGGTGAGATAAGAAAACGATATACCGACGGTCAGGAAGATCAACTGGGCACACTGGGGCTGGTCACTAACGCCGTCGTGTTATGGAACACTATTTATATGCAGGCAGCCCTGGATCATCTCCGGGCGCAGGGTGAAACACTGAATGATGAAGATATCGCACGCCTCTCCCCGCTTTGCCACGGACATATCAATATGCTCGGCCATTATTCCTTCACGCTGGCAGAACTGGTGACCAAAGGACATCTGAGACCATTAAAAGAGGCGTCAGAGGCAGAAAACGTTGCTTAACGTGAGTTTTCGTTCCACTGAGCGTCAGACCCCGTATACAGCGAGTCGCTCTTTGTGGAGGTGACGATTACCTAACAATCGGTCGATTCGTTTGATGTTATGTTTTGTTCTCGCTTTGGTTGGCAGGTTACGGCCAAGTTCGGTAAGAGTGAGAGTTTTACAGTCAAGTAATGCGTGGCAAGCCAACGTTAAGCTGTTGAGTCGTTTTAAGTGTAATTCGGGGCAGAATTGGTAAAGAGAGTCGTGTAAAATATCGAGTTCGCACATCTTGTTGTCTGATTATTGATTTTTCGCGAAACCATTTGATCATATGACAAGATGTGTATCCACCTTAACTTAATGATTTTTACCAAAATCATTAGGGGATTCATCAGAGCCGAGTGTTGAATGTCTTCGGCGTGGATTATAAAAGCCATTTATATATTCGAAGATTGCAATCTCAATATCTCGCCTTGTTTGCCAGTGTCTGCGCCAAATCAACTCAGCCTTTAATGATTTAAAGAAGCTTTCTACTGCGGAGTTATCAAAACAATTGCCTTTCCCGCTCATGGACGGCAGCAATTGATGTTTGAGCAGTAGCTTTTGATATTCATGAGCGCAATATTGGCTCCCACGGTCTGTGTGTTGAATACAACCCGGTGGTGGTTTGCGTAAAGCCAACGCCATATTCAGTGCCCTTAATGCAAGATCCTGCTTTAATCGATCACCTGTTGCCCAGCCAATCACGCGACGGGAATACAGGTCAAGGATAACAGCAAGATAGACCCATCCTTCTCTGGTCCAAACATAAGTGATATCGCCTGCCCATTTCTGGTTGGGTGCGCTTGCGCTAAAGTCTTGTTTTAATAGGTTCGGTGCAATGTTGAAGGTATGATGACTATCCGTTGTCCGTTTGAATTTACGCGTTCGAACAACTGTAATGTTATTCTGGCGCATCAAACGTCCAACCCGACGCTGCCCAACCTGCAGGCCCAGCGCTTTCAACTCTTCTGTCATACGCGGCCTACCATAGCTCCCCAAACACAACCGATGCTGCTCACGTATATGCGCTAGAAGTATAAGATCACGACGCTGGCGCAGTGATGGAGGACGGCGTTTCCATGCGCGTAAACCACGATCTGTTACGCCCATCAAACGACATATGCGTGAACGTGAGAGAGAGCCACGGTAATCCGTAATAAACTGAAATCTCACAGCTTTTGTACTGCGAAAAATATTGCTGCCTTTTTTAATATCTCCCTCTCCTCCCGAAGGATACGGTTCTCTTTGCGTAAACGTTCATTCTCACGCAGAAGATCAGTGTCTTGGGTAGGAATTTTAGTTTCATCGGAAATTGATGCGATCCATTTCCCAAGCGTGGAAAGCCCAATACTTAAATCTGACGCAACTTGACGGCGTGTTAAGCCACTAGTGAGTGCTATGCGAACTGCATCACGCTTAAATTCATCACTATGCTTTAATGACATATATGGTCTCCTTGATAACAAATAATGCTCTCAAAAAGACCGGAACGAAACCGAGGCAAGACCACCATGGTCTCTGAGCTCGCCTTTGGGACCGACATATCGGTAGAGAGTGACGCGCTCGATGCCGAGTTCCTTGCAGAGATCGGAAACTGAAGTATCGCGCTGGGCCATGGCGGCTTGCGCGAGACGCACCTGAGCTTTGGTGAGCGCGAATTTTCGTCCGCCCTTGCGACCGCGCGCTCTCGCGGAGGCGAGACCCGCCATGGTGCGCTCTCGGATCAGATCCCGCTCGAACTCGGCCAAGGTGGCGAAGATTCCGAACACCATGCGACCGGACGCAGTCGTGGTGTCGATCTGAGCGCCCTTTCCAGTCAGAACCCGCAGGCCGATCTTGCGGTCTGACAGCTCCTTCACCGTGTTGACCAGATGGGCAAGCGATCGTCCGAGGCGATCGAGCTTCCAGACCACCAGCACATCGCCGTCACGCAATGACTTGAGGCAGGCAGTCAAGCCAGGGCGATCATCACGACCGCCGGAAGCAAGATCATCATAGATATTGTCCCGTTCGACACCTGCGGCGCGCAAGGCGTCGTGCTGCAGGTCGAGAGACTGCGAGCCATCGGCTTTGGAGACGCGGGCATATCCGATCAGCATGTATCACAAACGTTGGTTTGAGGCGGCGCTTCGGCCACGATTGCATTGACCTCTGGAAATGTATCTCAACCAGCTTCATAAACAAAGCGTCTTGAACGCTATCAGATTTTGAAAAAGGAACATGTATGCCGCGTCGCGTCACTCTAACCGATCGGCAGAAAGACGCGCTGTTGCGCTTGCCGACTTCACAGACGGATTTGCTCAAGCACTATACGCTGAGTGATGAAGACCTTGGGCATATCAGGCTGCGTCGGCGCGCTCACAACAGGTTCGGCTTCGCCCTGCAATTGTGTGTCCTGCGCTATCCCGGCCGGGTGCTGGCTCCAGGCGAACTGATCCCTGCAGAGGTCATCGAATTTATCGGAGCGCAGCTTGGCCTGGGTGCCGACGATCTCGTAGACTATGCTGCCCGCGAGGAAACACGGCACGAGCATCTTGCCGAGTTACGGGGGCTCTACGGCTTCCGCACCTTCTCCGGACGTGGTGCGAGCGAGCTGAAGGAATGGTTGTTCCGAGAAGCCGAGATGGCGGTGTCGAACGAGGATATCGCCCGTCGCTTCGTAGCCGAGTGCCGACGCACCCGCACTGTCCTTCCCGCGACATCCACGATCGAGCGGCTTTGTGCCGCGGCTCTCGTCGATGCCGAGCGACGCATCGAGACGAGGATCGCCAGTCGGCTGCCTATGTCGATCCGAGAACAGTTGCTGGCATTGCTCGAGGAGACGGCTGATGATCGGGTGACCCGTTTTGTGTGGCTGCGCCAGTTCGAGCCTGGCTCGAACTCTTCGTCGGCCAACCGGCTGCTCGACCGGCTCGAATATCTGCAACGCATCGATCTCCCCGAGGATCTGCTTGCCGGCGTTCCTGCCCATCGGGTGACTCGTCTGCGCAGGCAGGGTGAACGGTATTATGCCGACGGCATGCGCGATCTCCCGGAGGACAGGCGGCTTGCGATCTTGGCTGTTTGCGTCTCGGAATGGCAGGCGATGTTGGCCGACGCAGTGGTCGAAACCCACGACCGGATCGTCGGCCGTCTCTACCGTGCTTCGGAGCGTATTTGCCATGCAAAGGTCGCAGACGAAGCGGGGGTGGTGCGTGACACCCTGAAATCCTTCGCCGAGATCGGGGGCGCCCTGGTCGATGCACAGGATGATGGCCAGCCGCTGGGCGATGTCATCGCGAGTGGGTCAGGGTGGGACGGCTTAAAAACCCTTGTTGCAATGGCAACCAGGCTGACCGCCACCATGGCCGACGATCCGCTCAATCATGTGCTCGACGGTTATCACCGCTTCCGCCGATACGCTCCACGCATGTTGCGCCTGCTCGATCTGCGAGCTGCGCCCGTTGCACTGCCGCTTCTGGAAGCGGTGACGGCCCTTCGTACCGGTTTGAACGATGCCGCGATGACCAGCTTCTTGCGGCCCAGCTCGAAATGGCATCGCCACCTTCGGGCCCAGAGGGCTGGCGACGCTCGCCTATGGGAGATCGCGGTGCTGTTCCATCTGCGCGATGCGTTCCGCTCCGGAGATGTCTGGCTTACTAGGTCCCGGCGCTATGGCGATCTGAAACACGCACTCGTTCCGGCACAATCCATCGCGGAAGGCGGTCGTCTCGCTGTGCCATTGCGGCCGGAGGAATGGCTGGCAGACCGGCAAGCTCGCCTCGACATGCGGTTGCGCGAGCTTGGCCGTGCCGCTCGCGCAGGCACGATCCCGGGCGGGTCGATTGAAAACGGCGTTCTGCATATCGAGAAACTCGAAGCCGCCGCGCCGACAGGCGCCGAAGATCTGGTGCTCGATCTCTACAAGCAGATCCCGCCCACGCGCATCACCGATCTCCTGCTGGAGGTGGATGCGGCGACCGGCTTCACCGAAGCGTTCACCCATCTGCGCACAGGAGCACCCTGCGCTGACCGGATCGGGCTAATGAACGTTATCTTGGCGGAAGGGATCAACCTCGGCTTGCGCAAAATGGCGGATGCGACAAACACCCACACCTTCTGGGAATTGATCCGCATTGGACGGTGGCATGTCGAGGGCGAAGCCTATGACCGGGCGCTGGCCATGGTGGTCGAGGCACAGGCAGCGTTACCCATGGCCCGGTTCTGGGGCATGGGCACGTCGGCTTCGAGCGACGGACAGTTCTTCGTCGCTACAGAGCAAGGTGAGGCCATGAACCTGGTCAACGCGAAATATGGCAATACCCCGGGCCTGAAAGCCTATAGCCACGTCTCCGACCAATATGCGCCGTTCGCAACCCAGGTGATTCCTGCAACGGCAAGCGAAGCGCCTTACATCCTCGATGGCCTGCTGATGAACGATGCTGGACGCCATATCCGCGAGCAGTTCACCGACACGGGCGGCTTCACCGATCACGTCTTTGCCGCATGTGCCATTCTCGGCTACCGGTTCGCTCCGCGCATCCGCGACCTGCCATCCAAACGGCTCTACGCGTTCAATCCGTCGGCCGCCCCGGCGCACCTGCGAGCGTTGATCGGCGGAAAGGTCAACCAAGCCATGATCGAGCGCAATTGGCCCGACATCCTGCGCATCGCCGCCACCATTGCTGCCGGGACCGTCGCGCCAAGCCAGATTCTGCGGAAACTCGCCTCCTATCCGCGGCAGAACGAGCTCGCGACAGCCCTGCGGGAAGTCGGTCGCGTCGAGCGCACCCTGTTCATGATCGACTGGATTCTGGATGCCGAACTCCAACGGCGTGCCCAGATCGGGCTCAACAAAGGCGAAGCTCATCATGCGCTGAAGCGGGCAATCAGCTTCCACCGCCGCGGTGAAATCCGCGACCGTTCCGCCGAAGGCCAGCATTACCGCATCGCCGGCATGAATCTGCTCGCCGCCATCATCATCTTCTGGAACACCATGAAGCTCGGCGAGGTCGTTGCAAACCAGAAACGCGATGGAAAGCTGCTATCGCCCGATCTCTTGGCCCATGTTTCGCCGCTCGGATGGGAACACATCAATCTCACCGGAGAATATCGCTGGCCAAAGCCTTAGCGTAGGATTCCGCCCCCTCCCGCAAACGACCCCTATAATGGCAATGTGAATGTCTTCGTAGTTGACTAAAGCCACAACTCAATTATAACAATTAATTATAGCAATGGTGGCTATTTTATTTATCGCGAATCACATTTTTTCTCTTCAGTACCTGTGTGCTATACTCCTTCTTGATTGATTGGATGCGGAATACAAACCCGCTCTTTTGTGCAGCCTGGCTCCTTGCCAGGCTTTTTTTTATTTCATCATGGAAGCTGTTAACGCTTTGGACCTTGCTGAACTGATTGAGAGGACTTTGTCAACGTGCCCCAAAAATTCGCCAAACTCAGACATCACTTTAGCAAAACCGCGCCGTGCTTCTTCCTCGGTGGCGTTCATCACGAAATGTTCAGCACTACGCATACTTTTGACAGGGAACGCAACGGATATTGAGTCAATATCAGGCATCCTGTCGCTCAACTTTACAGTGACAATGACGGCTGGCGACTGAATATTAGTGCTTACAGACAGCACTACATATTTTCCGTCGATGTTGAAATCCTTTCTCATATGTCACCATAAATATCAATGAATTAGAGCAATCATTTACGCGTTAATGGCTAATCGCCATCTTCCAGCAGGCGCACCATTGCCCCTGTTTCACTATCCAGGTTACGGATATAGTTCATGACAATATTTACGTTGGTCCAGCCACCAGCTTGCATGATCTCCGGTATTGAAACTCCGGCGCGGGCCATATCTCGCGCGGCTCCGACACGGGCACTGTGTCCAGACCAGGCCAGGTATCTCTGACCAGAGTCATCCTTAGCGCCGTAAATCAATCGATGAGTTGCTTCAAAAATCCCTTCCAGGGCGCGAGTTGATAGCTGGCTGGTGGCAGATGGCGCAGCTACGCCATTTTTTCTGACACGGCAAAACAAGTAGTTATTCGGATCATCAGCCACACCAGAGACAGAAATCCATCGCTCGACCAGTTTAGTTACCCCCAGGCTAAGTGCCTTCTCTACACCCGCGGTACTAACCAGCGTTTTCGTTCTGCCAATATGGATTAACATTCTCCCACCGTCTGTACGTGAGATATCTTTAACCCTGATCCTGGCAATTTCGGCTATACGTAACAGGGTGTTATAAGCGATCCCCAGAAATGCCAGATTACGTATATCCTGGCAGCGATCGCTATTTTCCATGAGTGAACGAACCTGGTCGAAATCAGTGCGTTCGAACGCCAATGCCTGTTTTGCACGTTCACCGGCATCAACGTTTTCTTTTCGAATCCGCCGCATGACCAGTGAAACAGCATTGCTGTCACTTGGTCGTGGCAGCCCGGACCGACGATGAAGCATGTTTAGCTGGCCCAAATGTTGCTGGATAGTTTTTACTGCCAGACCGCGCGCCTGAAGATATAGAAGATAATCGCGAACATCTTCAGGTTCTGCGGGAAACCATTTCCGGTTATTCAACTTGCACCATGCCGCCCACGACCGGCAAACGGACAGAAGCATTTTCCAGGTATGCTCAGAAAACGCCTGGCGATCCCTGAACATGTCCATCAGGTTCTTGCGAACCTCATCACTCGTTGCATCGACCGGTAATGCAGGCAAATTTTGGTGTACGGTCAGTAAATTGGACATTTAACACTCAGATGATGGTTTTAAGTAAAGTGTACAGGATCGGCTCTGCCTTTACCTGTTTATGGTTCTCGTCATAGAAACGCCAGCGACCGCGCGTGCGTTCTATTTTCTCTTCACCGAGCGATAATGACAGTTGGCAACTATCACGATCAAACCCTTTTGCCCGCCAGTAACCACGGTTTTTCTCAAGCTCAAGATGAGTGGACACTTTAGCAGTTGAATATCCCATTTTTCACCTCTGATTGATTGGTGGTGCTAAGTGCGCTACGCGAAATCTGTAGGACTAACACCGTCAACTTTTCACAGATTTTACGTAGCGCAACCTTGATCAAATGATCAAGTGATCACTATTTGACCTGCTAAGGTATTGAACTGTATGGATTTACAGGTAAATTGATCATATTCAATAACCCTTAAGATAACTTCGTATAATGTATGCTATACGAAGTTATCAGGTCCGAAGAGGAGTTTACGTCCAGCTGCGCACAAAAATCAAGAATTATTAGAGCAATAAGTTTTGAGAGAAAAATCCCACTCCACCAGCTAAAAACTGGATTGTTTTTCATAGTTGTTTGACAATTGCTCTAATAAATTATAGTTTTGCCGCCGTTTCGTAATACGACTTTGGATTCACTATTTAATGTGTCTTCAGCGTTGTAGAGCGGCTCAGAAGGAAATGAGCAAACAGGGAAACCTTATACAACGGCATTACAGCTATGCATTGCTCATCTTACACACAGCGCAATGTTGTTAGATTACCCCAGCATGGATCATGGGTGAAACAGTAGGTCAGAGCTTCAGGCTCTGTGTTGTCAATACAGTGAGGCATAATTATGGCTTTCATTCAACCAACCATCGACGACGTTAGACATTGCTCTAACGCTTTATCTGTAGACCCTGCCGAAACCGACGCTGCCCGCGCCATTGCTGAACACTACTCAAAGATATCCAATCAGGAGTACCGCATCACCCAAGACGACCTGGATGACCTCACTGACACAATCGAATATCTCATGGCAACTAACCAGTTAGACTCACAATAAATGCACTAATAAATCTATTATTTTTGTTTGATCCCTCTATAATATAGGTCAGTAATGACCGGTTTTCTCAGCCGGGCGTTATTGACCATGTCAATTCTGGAGGAGGATCAATGATAAATTATGTCTACGGCGAACAACTGTACCAGGAGTTCGTCAGCTTCAGGGATCTCTTTCTAAAAAAAGCTGTTGCACGCGCCCAACACGTTGATGCCGCCAGCGACGGTCGTCCTGTACGCCCGGTTGTCGTTCTACCGTTCAAAGAAACAGACAGCATTCAGGCTGAAATTGATAAATGGACTTTAATGGCGCGGGAACTGGAACAGTACCCAGACCTCAATATCCCAAAGACTATTTTATATCCTGTGCCTAACATCCTTCGCGGTGTGCGTAAGGTTACGACTTATCAGACAGAAGCTGTGAACAGCGTCAACATGACCGCTGGCCGCATTATTCATCTGATTGATAAGGACATTCGCATCCAAAAAAGCGCGGGGATCAATGAGCACAGTGCGAAATACATAGAGAACCTGGAAGCAACAAAAGAGCTAATGAAGCAGTACCCAGAGGATGAAAAATTCCGTATGCGCGTACACGGCTTTAGCGAAACAATGCTGCGCGTCCACTACATTTCCAGTAGCCCTAACTACAATGATGGTAAATCAGTTAGTTACCATGTGCCACTGTGTGGCGTGTTTATCTGCGATGAAACTCTCCGTGATGGAATTATCATCAACGGTGAATTCGAAAAAGCAAAATTTAGCCTTTATGACTCCATAGAACCGATCATCTGCGACCGCTGGCCGCAAGCAAAAATATATCGCCTGGCAGATATTGAAAATGTAAAAAAACAAATTGCCATCACTCGCGAAGAGAAAAAGGTTAAGTCAGCCGCATCAGTTACGCGCAGCCGTAAAACCAAGAAGGGGCAGCCAGTAAACGACAACCCCGAAAGCGCGCAATAAATTATGCCCGGCATCAACCGGGCATTCTTCCATTATTCAGCCGCCACCGGTTTTAACAAGCCAGCATCGAGCAGTTTACGCGTCAACCACTGCTGGCCTTTACCCGTTAATTGGGGCGTCAGCCGTATCTGGTAGCCATCTTCATCATCCAGCACCACTTCTTTCACCGTGAAATACCCCGCGTTGATGTACTGCTGGAACGGCGCATTTTTACGTCCACCGGACGCTATCAGGATGCCGTTCTCCCGTAACCAGACAAACAGCGCGTTTTGCTTAAGTCCAACAACCTTTGCAAAATTCCCAATCAGGATCCCTTTAGCTACTGATACCCGGTCGGCAAAATCGACTTTAAGAGCGGCGGCCACCAGCTGCTGATTTAGCTGGTGGGCTTTCTGTTCCAGAAGTTGCTTTTGTTCAGCCAGTTCGGCAGCCAGGCGTAGGGCTTCAGGAAGCGTCTGGGGGATTGCGATCGGTTGCTGTTCTTTTTGTCGGAAGTAGCTGTCTTCCAGTTTTTCAAAGAATGCCCATGCCTGATCGGTTTCGAGCATTTTAGCGTGGCGGGCTGCGCCGCGTTCTGTCCAGAGGGTGAGTGAGCGAACATTGCGAGCAATTTTTACAGAGTAGTTTAAAGCTACTCTGTGCTTCAACTCGCGCAATGATTCTCCTTCAACTTTGAAAAAGTGCTTCCCTTCAACAAAGCGTACTTTGTTCTCATGATGATTTTGGCGAATACGGATTGTTTCTGTCCCATACCCTCTAGCAAGAGTCTCGGTTGTCACTACACGCACTCCCTGCCATTCCAGAACGGGAATTTCATCAGACTGATTCTGAACAACCACCAGCTCCGATTCCTGAACTGAAGGTGCATGAATTTTTTCTAATTTAACGTTATTTGCTTTCATTCTGTGTGCCTCCTTGCGTGCTTCGGCTGCGACGGTTGCGTAATTCAGATGCCCCTGTTCGAGCAGGTATTCGCGGATATCAGACAACAGGATACGGTGAACCGCGTTCTTGTCCTTTCTCCGGTAAAGTTGTTTGGTGATCATGAAGTAGTTGGCAATAACGCCTGGTATATCCCTGGTACTGATACAGGCAGTGTGCTGTTCAATTGCCTCGATCATCTCTTCACGGGTGACTAATGACGTTCTCATAGTCCCTCCTGAGCCGAAGCGTTAACAGGGAGGCACCAGTAACTGAGAGAATTGCGCGAATCGGTAGAAAAGCGGGCAGAGAAAATACAGGGAGCATCCGGAAGCTGAGAACGCGCCTCATCTTCTGTTGGTGCGATAACGAAGTGATAGTGACGTTTTTGGCAGGAGTAAAAGCGCCAGATAAATTCAGGATGAGTTGGGGTAGGGATAGTAGCCATATTGGCAGCCTCCTTAGACGTTGGTATGTAACCACCGCAGAAGAGACCAATCTTGCTGGCGGTGGACTGTACGGAGTTGGCCTTACTGGCGTCCAAGGTAACCAGCCTACCCGAAGGTAGCCCCATACAGCCCACCATTGTAGAGGTGTGCGTGTACGCCGATACAAAAAAAAAGACGCGAGCGGCGTCTGTATCGCCTTAGACTTAAGCGGGAGGCCAATCCCGGCACCCGTTTTAATGAGGTGCCTGATAAGCATAAACCGAAAATGCCTCAAGGCGCAAGAGGTCAGGCTCAATGTAACATCGGTAGTTAAAAAACACAATTTATTAGAGCAAATATTCATTCATTAAGCCATGCCAGAGCTTCATCAACCTGCGCTTCGTCTTCGACGCTAAGCACTTCATCCTGGGGAACATAATCCGCCAGCATAGCGAAACAATATGTATCCCAATGGTCTGGTGAGTGCAGGTTGAGTTTTTTCTTCATATCCTCCTTACTCATCACCTTCCATTGACCTGCGGAGTTAATCCCTACAGGGATTTTCGACGCTTCCTCAATAGTTTCATTACCCTTATCCAGTCTCATACGACCAGATTTTACGGCCTCTGCGGCTTGAACGTTGGCATAAGCACGTTTATCAAAGTACAGGCTCTTATCTTCACGGCTATGCATCTTTTTACCCCAGCGTATACGCTGTACGGTAATACCATAATACTCGTACATCAGATCCGCCGTTGCTTTACCCAGGCCATCGCCGTCTATCGCTATGGTGATATTTGGGAATCGCTCAGGATTACATTCTGCGAAAATTTTGGCGGCAAGCTGCGTTTCTGTAACGTCTGTGTATTCCAGCATTCGATAGTTGATTACACGGCGTTTATTTCGCTGGCCGGACACCATCATGATATTGATAACGGACTTATCCCGTCCCGTACCACCAGCAACGTCCACACATGCAAGCCAGCCCCATCCTTTGGCAATCTTGACTTTCCGCCGCGTTGCACGTTCAACCTCATCACGTCCAAGAAGGAAGCCATCCTGTGATTTAGGGAATAGGCCGCGTACCTTAATCATGTACATAGGGTTATCACGCCCGCCGTACTCCGCCAGCTTCATTTTGATAAATGCTGGCGTTACCAACGGTGATTCCTCACTGTTAAGCGTGATCGCCGTATAAACGCCATCAGGGTTACCAGGACGCTTGGCCAGTTTATGGTGAGTATCGTAGAAATAGCCGCTTGGGCGTGTAGGCTGTGACAGTAATAAGATGCGGTTATCCTGTCCGGTAAGAGCACCAGTGATGATACCGAAAGCTCTATCACTGACACCGGAGGCTTCATCGATAATATACAGAAGATGATCTGCGTGTTCACCGGCGAGAGCTTCTTCACTTCCCAGACGAAAGCCCTTCGGTACTACAGTCCATACACCTTTACCAGTAACCTCATAGAAAGCGGTTTCTGTCAGAACAAAATAATCAGCAAGCCATGGAAAACGGCTGGTGGCAGTAGCCCAGTTTATCTTGATGTACTTGAATATACCGGTCATTACCTGCTGAATTTTGTTCGCAACGATAATGGCGCGGGCACCGGGATACATGATTATGAACAACATGATCATGATAGAAGTCATGTCTGATTTCCCGGTACCGTGACCAGACGAAACAGATGTCTTGCTACCCTGTTCCTGCACAGACTCAATAATCAGATCCTGCTGCCAGGTAGGTGTTTTGCCGAACAAAACATCAGCGGCAGCAATCCAGTCATAACGATATAGCGCCACCAGCTCGCGCCAACGTGGATCCGTTACGCAACTTCTGGCCATTAATCATCATCCCCGTATAGCTTGCGGGTAACTTCTTCGTCTTCCTCCTCGTCTTCGTCCAGGTCTTGTTCCAGCCATGGGTCGTTTGATACACCTTCAGTATCAACATCTCCATAACCGCCTGTATCAACGATATCGGCGATTTCTTCCCTACGCTGCTCAATCCACAATGCGGCATCGGCGCGGCGGTTGGCGGCCCGTTCTCGCGCAACTTTGTCCAGATCTTCAAGAGAAGGGCCACCGACGGCTGTTTGCCTTTCCTCATCATCGGTATTGGTCTTAGGAGCACGCAGATCGGCTTTGATTTGCTCCAGCATCAGGGGCGGCACTTTCCCGCCATGCGCCTCGATGAATTCAGCTGCTTCCAGCACTGACCAGTTATTTTCACGCTTTCGTTCGTATGCCAGCTTAACAATGCCAGCTTGCCCCATAGACAAAGCGTGCTTTTCCGCCTCCCGGCTTTCTTTTCGATAGTTATTCCGGATGCTGTAAATGGTGTTGATCAGGCTGCTTATCTGCGCGGAACAGCTGTTTAGCATGCTCGCGATACGGTATTCAGGCGGAGTACCTTCATCATCGTCTTTTTGCTGATCGCGCATTTCCTGCACCAGGCGAATACACGTATCCCTGGCGTTCTCCAGCATAAGGAGGTGAGAAAGAGACTTTTCAAGAAGAGTGGTTTCCAGAACATCGGCCCCGGACCGACGCAACATAGCGCGCGCGGCCTTCCGCGCTTCAACGTTATCTATCAGGTAATCGCCAGCTTCGAATTCAAAGCGTTCACCATCATCATCCAGGGTGTCGCGTTCCAGGCGATCACGTAAGGTCCGGTGGGCGCGGGTGATCACGTCATGATCATCTGAACGATCATTTATGCGCTTATTTTGGCGCTTCGCATTCTCGACTGCAGCACTGACAACGGCATTAACTCTCTGTTTTTCCGCTATTTCAGCCGCAATATGATCACCTGCATGTTGATCATTAGAGTGATCAATGATCATGCTTTTTAGTGGCTTCCTGACTGGCTTATTTGGCTTGCGGCTGTCCGCAGTCCTGGTGTCTTCTTTGAAGGCACGGAGATAACGACGTGCGGTATTAGGGTTAAGATTAAACTCGGCGGCATACTGTGCGATGGTGTAACCACCATCTCGCGCCAGGCGAGCAAAATTCTTCTTGTGATCGTCCCAGGTCACTTATGCTTCCTTTCGTAAAAACTCTTTTTGACGCGAGGGTAACGAAAGTCACATGTCAAAAGGCCCGGAACGGGCAAGCAATCAATCAGATACGTGCGGATGTGGCATTACCGTAATGACGGTGCTGACGGGCCACCTTATTGAAAAGTTGACGCGCCATTACCCAAGGCAGGTGCTCCCGGCGTTCCTTTTCGTCCTGCGTCATATAGAGTTCGTTCTGGAGTTTTTCATCAAACCGGCGCGGAGCGCGGCTGCGGCGAAAGAATTCAGGATTCAGAGAGTGGATCTGAAATCTACGTGGGCGTGTACTGTCATCAATCAAAACAGACGAATACTTAGACACAGCGATAGCCTTTAAGCGCAGATAAACATCGCGCTTATCGACATCCAGATGCGGGTATTCCTTTTCAAGGATTGCTGCGAGTTCTTTCGCTGATAGAAGAGATTTAGTGCGAATCATGTAATCCGCAATCTCATACGATGTAATTCGTGAGTGATTTATTTCCATGAAGTGGCGTCCCTGCCAGTTAAGTAACATCCTGTCACCTACTGATTAGCCCATGTCAACTAATCAACGACGAATATAATACCCTAGATTAAAGAAATAGCAATACATCAGAGCAATTTTATCTAACGCTCGACGAGTGACTTGTGATAGCGCCGACTCCAAGCGCGTAATCAAAGAACAATCGTTGATGCATCGCCAGCCTGCCGTGCGTCTTCTCCCAATTATCGCGGTCACGCTCAATATCACGCTGGCATGACTGGCACAGAGGAATTGCGTAAATGTCATGCGCGCATAATCGACTATGACGAACGATATAAGGCGTAATGTGAGCGCCAGCTCCCGCCGCTCCACACCCACAGCATGGACGGGAAGCAACAAAGTCCATGTACTCAGGTAATTTTAGCGATTGCAGTTTTGGTATTTTGAAATGCGCCATGCCAGGGTCGGAGTCAACATCCACAGGGCATACTTTTGCACGCATCGGCGCGGCGCGTTCTTCCATCATCTGAACATATGCTGTAGCGCGATCGTCATACGGGCGAATATCCGCCTCTTTCAGAGGTCCGCTATCCTGCGTTGCGGCTTTCATCTTATTTATTGATATACGGCAGACTTCTTCCGGCATCAGGTGCATCATGTTGCGCATGAAAGCCCACCAGCACAGCTCCTGAATACTTAAATCATGGCTATTTGAAAGGCCCATTTCCTGACGGGCGACATCCAGTATCCAGTTAACGCGATTATTGTGCAGCGTTTCTTTCAGCTCATTAAAACCACGCATCCGGTAATGGTTATCGTGATGCCAGCACAACAACACCGCGCTATTGTCTCGTTCAGCGTGGACAATATGGTTGTCACACCAACTACGATCTGCGGCCTGGCATTGCCCCTCTTTCCTACGCAACCACGCCACCAGCGCGTCAATTCCACCAATACGGCGAAACAGTTCATCGCTGTTAAAAAACGGCTGCAACGCCTCATTTGTTGCCATGGTTTGCTCGGAAACAACGAGGCCGTCGTCCATGTGCTCGATTAACTCACGCGGCACCGGCTCCATAATAAATTTACGGCCAGCCTCCACCAGCTTTCTGACTTCCTGATCCACTTTGAATGTGGCGACGCCAAGCTCTTTTTGTACAAAGGGAGTAATTACGGCTTTCACATCACACCTTTCATCACTGATTGGGTTTATCTGCTGCCCGGCATTCTCTGTTTAAGCACAACCATTTCCTGACGGCATAACACAGCAATAGCGGTCCTGGCACCAATTTGCTTACCAACCAGGTATTGCTTTACCTCGCGGCGACTCACGCCATCAAGAAGCATCTTTAACGCTTCACGGGACAATTTGTTGTATTTGCGTGCCATTAATCTACTCCGCAGAACCATACAATCTACGTAACGTGTCGGCGACAGAAGATACAGATATCTCTCCGGTCGCAGCCCCTACGGTAAGGTCTGCCAGTTCAGGTGAATCAAATACCTGCACCCCGTTACGGCGTAGAAATAACAGCGCACTGTTTAGCGCGGTACGCTTATTGGCATCATTGAATATATGCCCTCTCGCTGTAGCCACTAGGTAGGTGGCGGAGACTTCGAAAAGGTCGGTGATCTCTTCGTAGGCAACTCTGGCCTGAACTCTCCCGATAATGGCCTCTGCCCTACCCGGATCTGACATTCCCGGCAGGCCGCCGTAGCGGTTTATATTCGCATCATGAAGCGCAATAAGTTCTTCCGGTGATATATGCCTCATTATCGGTTAACCAGTTCCTTGTTGGTGGAGTCCAGGGTGTCAAACAGGGATGCAAATTCAGCATCCAGCGCCGCTTTTTTGTAGGCTTCGAAAGTAGCCTTGCTGACAATTACTGCTGGCTCACGGCCTCTGCGGGTGATTTCAACCTCTTCCCCGGCTTCAACATTGTTGAGCACTTCAGAAAGGTTGCCGCGCGCGGTACGGAAGTTAATGGATTGCATAAACACCTCGTGTACTCGTTATGTGTACACAATTATAAACTTCACAGGCATAAAGCACCAGCACTTTGCGGCTTAACAAACCTCTAGGCAGGTCATTCGTAGCCTAATGTCCGAACTGCTAAAGCATCCAAGTTGCTGTAGAATCACCGCCAATTACATAAGCCTGAAATAAGTGGATGAAAATGACAAGTATTCAACAACGTGCAGAGCTTCATCGTCAAATCTGGCAAATTGCTAACGATGTCAGAGGTTCTGTCGATGGATGGGATTTTAAGCAATACGTTCTGGGCGCACTTTTCTACCGTTTTATCAGCGAAAATTTTTCCAGTTATATGGAAAATGGTGATGACAGCATCTGTTATGCGGCACTTGATGACGGCATTATTACTGATGACATTAAAGACGATGCCATCAGAACCAAAGGCTACTTCATCTACCCCAGTCAGCTTTTCTGCAACGTAGCGGCGAAAGCAAATACCAATGACAGACTGAATGCAGATTTAAATAGTATCTTCGTTGCTATCGAAAGCTCTGCTTACGGTTACCCTTCAGAAGCTGACATCAAAGGTTTGTTTGCTGATTTCGATACAACCAGTAACCGCCTGGGGAATACCGTTAAGGATAAAAATGCCCGCCTGGCCGCGGTTCTGAAAGGGGTTGAAGGGTTAAAGCTTGGCGACTTTAACGAACATCAGATTGACCTGTTCGGCGATGCCTATGAGTTCCTGATTTCTAACTATGCCGCGAATGCCGGTAAGTCCGGCGGCGAGTTCTTTACACCGCAGCACGTCTCTAAGCTGATTGCACAACTGGCTATGCACGGGCAGACCCACGTTAACAAAATCTACGACCCGGCAGCAGGCTCCGGTTCGCTGTTGTTGCAGGCTAAAAAACAGTTTGATGACCATATCATCGAAGAAGGTTTTTTTGGTCAGGAAATCAACCATACGACCTATAACCTGGCACGTATGAACATGTTTTTGCACAACATCAACTACGACAAGTTTGATATCAAGCTGGGCAATACGCTGACTGAACCGCACTTCAGAGATGAAAAACCGTTTGATGCCATCGTTTCTAACCCGCCGTATTCGGTGAAATGGATTGGCAGCGATGACCCGACGCTGATTAACGATGAGCGTTTTGCCCCGGCTGGCGTCCTGGCCCCCAAATCAAAAGCTGACTTCGCGTTTGTATTACATGCGCTGAACTATCTTTCGGCCAAAGGTCGCGCCGCGATTGTCTGCTTCCCGGGTATTTTTTACCGTGGCGGCGCAGAGCAGAAAATCCGTCAGTATCTGGTCGACAATAACTATGTCGAAACCGTGATTTCACTCGCACCGAACCTGTTCTTTGGCACCACCATTGCTGTAAACATTCTGGTGCTGTCTAAACATAAAACGGATACCAAAGTTCAGTTTATTGACGCCAGCGAGCTGTTCAAAAAAGAAACTAACAACAATATCCTGACCGATGCCCATATCGAACAGATTATGCAGGTATTTGCCAGCAAGGAAGATGTTGCCCATCTGGCGAAATCTGTTGCGTTTGAGACTGTTGTCGCGAATGACTATAACCTGTCGGTGAGCAGTTATGTTGAAGCGAAAGATACTCGCGAAATTATCGATATCGGTGAGCTGAATGCTGAGCTGAAAACCACGGTCAGCAAAATCGACCAGTTGCGCAAAGATATTGATGCGATTGTGGCTGAAATTGAAGGCTGCGAGGTGCAGAAATGAGCGAGATGAGTTATCTGGAAAAATTGCTGGATGGGGTTGAAGTTGAGTGGTTGCCATTGGGGGAAGTCTCAGCCTTAAGAAGAGGCAGAGTTATGTCAAAGGGATATTTAACTGAAAATTTTGGCCCATATCCTGTCTATAGCTCTCAAACTGCAAATAATGGGAAAATAGGTTCTATCAATACCTTCGATTTTGATGGCGAATATATAAGCTGGACAACAGATGGCGCAAATGCAGGCACTGTGTTCTATCGAACAGGTAAATTTTCAATAACTAATGTTTGCGGCCTGATTACATTAAAAAGTAAATACTCATTAATCTACAAATTTCTGTTTTACTGGCTAACAATAGAAGCCAAAAAACATGTTTACTCAGGAATGGGAAACCCCAAGTTAATGAGTCATCAGGTTGAAAATATACCTGTACCAATCCCCTGCCCGGATAATCCGGAAAAATCCCTTGCCATCCAGTCTGAAATCGTTCGGATTCTGGATAAATTTACTGAGCTTACAGCAGAGCTTACAGCAGAGCTTACAGCAGAGCTTAGCATGCGTAAAAAACAATACAACTACTATCGCGACCAGTTGTTGAGTTTTAAAGAGGGTGAGGTTGAGTGGAAGACTTTGGGAACATTTGCAGATAATTTTGATTCTCTTAGAAAACCAATAACTAGTGGATTAAGGGAGACTGGAAATATTCCCTATTATGGTGCGTCAGGCATTGTTGATTACGTAAAAGATTATATTTTTGATGATGACCTGTTATTAATTTCTGAAGATGGTGCGAATCTTATTGCAAGAAATACCCCTATAGCTTTTAGCATTAGCGGTAAAACGTGGGTGAATAATCATGCTCATGTACTTAAATTCAAAAACTACACTGAACAAAAATTTGTTGAATATTACTTAAACAATATCAATCTTACGCCGTACATATCAGGAGCAGCCCAGCCAAAGCTAAATAAGAAAAACTTAGAAAGTATCCGTATTCCTAATCCATCACTAAAAGAAAAAGAGCGGATTGTTACTATTCTGGATAAATTCGACACCCTGACTAACTCCATCACCGAAGGTCTCCCGCGTGAAATCGAGTTACGCCAGAAACAATACGAGTACTATCGTGATTTACTGTTCAGTTTCCCAAAACCTGAAACAGTCAGTAATTAATTGACCATTGCTACCGACCGGGCCACCTTAACATCCGGTCTGTATATAGACTATTTTTTACACGCTGGAAGTCGCCCTTAAAGCTCTTCCGGCCCTTGCCAGACGGCACAAAGGATGCGCTATGACTCATCAGACATACACCATTGCTGAATCCAATAACTTTATCGTTCTTGATAAGTACATCAAAGCTGAGCCAACAGGCGACAGCTACCAGAGCGAATCGGACCTGGAACGTGAACTGATTCAGGACCTGCAAAATCAGGGCTATGAATTTATACCCGTAAAATCACAGTCAGCGATGCTGGCCAACGTTCGGGAACAGCTTCAGAGCCTCAATGGTGTGATGTTTAATGACAGCGAGTGGCGGCGCTTCACGGAGCAGTATCTGGACAACCCCAGCGATGGTATTCTGGATAAAATCCGTAAAATCCATATCGACTATATTTGCGACTTTATTTTTGATGACGAGCGTCTTGAGAACATCTATCTGATAGATAAAAAGAATCTCATGCGCAATAAGGTGCAGATTATCCAGCAGTTTGAACAGGCAGGTTCTCACGCTAACCGTTATGACGTAACTATCCTGGTTAATGGCTTGCCACTGGTGCAAATCGAACTAAAAAAACGCGGGGTGGCGATTCGTGAGGCTTTCAACCAGATACATCGTTACAGTAAAGAGAGTTTTAACAGCGAAAATTCCCTGTTTAAGTATCTGCAACTGTTTGTCATTTCTAACGGCACCGATACCCGTTATTTTGCCAACACGACAAAGCGCGATAAAAACAGTTTTGACTTCACCATGAACTGGGCTAAAGCAGACAATACACTGATTAAAGACCTCAAAGACTTTACCGCTACCTTTTTCCAGAAACATACTCTGCTTAATGTTCTGGTGAACTACAGCGTTTTTGACAGCAGTCAGACACTACTGGTAATGCGACCGTACCAGATTGCCGCCACCGAGCGCATTCTGTGGAAAATTAAGAGTTCCTTTACAGCGAAGAACTGGTCAAAACCGGAAAGCGGTGGGTATATCTGGCACACTACCGGTTCTGGTAAAACCCTCACCAGCTTTAAAGCCGCGCGTCTGGCAACAGAGCTGGACTTTATTGATAAAGTCTTCTTCGTGGTCGACAGGAAAGACCTCGATTACCAGACCATGAAGGAATATCAGCGTTTTTCGCCAGACAGCGTCAACGGCTCGGAAAATACCGCAGGACTTAAACGAAATCTGGACAAGGACGATAACAAAATTATCGTCACTACTATTCAGAAACTCAATAACCTGATGAAAGCAGAAAGCGACCTGCCTGTATATAATCAGCAAGTGGTGTTTATATTTGATGAATGCCACCGCAGCCAGTTTGGAGAAGCGCAGAAAAACCTGAAGAAGAAATTCAAACGCTATTATCAGTTTGGTTTTACCGGTACCCCTATTTTCCCGGAAAACGCCTTAGGCTCAGAAACGACCGCCAGCGTATTTGGTCGTGAATTGCATTCGTATGTAATTACCGATGCGATTCGTGACGAAAAAGTGCTCAAATTCAAGGTGGACTACAACGATGTGCGGCCACAGTTTAAGTCTTTAGAGACAGAAACTGACGAGAAAAAACTAAGTGCGGCTGAAAATCAGCAGGCGTTTCTTCATCCCATGCGTATTCAGGAAATCACGCAATATATTCTGAATAATTTCCGCCAGAAAACTCACCGTACCTTCCCTGGCTCAAAAGGTTTTAATGCTATGTTGGCAGTGAGCAGCGTGGATGCCGCGAAAGCCTATTATGCGACGTTTAAACGGTTACAAGAAGAAGCCGCTAATAAATCGGCTACCTATAAACCGCTGCGTATTGCGACAATCTTCTCCTTTGCCGCCAATGAAGAACAAAATGCCATTGGTGAAATTTCCGATGAAACTTTTGATACCAGCGCAATGGACAGCAGTGCTAAAGAGTTTCTGGACGCTGCAATTCGTGAATATAACAGCCATTTTAAAACTAACTTTAGCACCGACAGTAACGGTTTTCAGAACTACTATCGTGATTTAGCCCAGCGGGTTAAAAATCAGGATATCGATCTGCTAATTGTCGTGGGGATGTTCTTAACCGGCTTCGATGCTCCAACATTGAACACGCTATTCGTCGATAAAAACTTACGTTTTCACGGCCTGATGCAGGCATTTTCCCGCACCAACCGCATTTATGACGCCACTAAAACCTTCGGTAATATCGTCACTTTCCGGGATCTGGAACGCTCAACTATTGATGCCATAACGCTGTTTGGTGACAAAAACACCAAAAATGTGGTGTTAGAAAAGAGTTATACAGAGTATATGGAAGGCTTTACTGATGCTGCTACTGGTGAAGCTAAACGCGGCTTTATGACAGTAGTTTCAGAACTGGAACAACGGTTCCCTGACCCTACCAGTATTGAAAGTGAAAAAGAGAAGAAAGACTTCGTTAAACTGTTTGGCGAATACCTGCGTGCCGAGAACATCCTGCAAAACTATGATGAATTTGCCACGCTGAAAGCCCTGCAACAAATCGATCTTAGCGATCCTGTTGCGGTAGAAAAATTCAAAGCAGAACATTATGTGGATGATGAAAAGTTCGCTGAATTGCAAACAATTCGTCTCCCTGCTGATCGCAAGATTCAGGATTATCGTTCTGCCTATAACGATATTCGCGACTGGCAGCGCCGTGAGAAAGAAGCTGAGAAAAAAGAGAAATCAACCACTGACTGGGATGACGTGGTTTTTGAGGTTGATTTGCTGAAGTCTCAGGAAATAAACCTGGATTATATCCTTGGACTGATTTTCGAACACAACAGACAAAATAAAGGCAAGGGCGAAATGATCGAAGAGGTCAAACGCTTAATTCGTTCAAGCCTGGGGAACCGTGCTAAAGAGGGCCTGGTGGTCGATTTTATTCAGCAAACGAACCTGGATGATTTACCGGACAAAGCCAGCATCATTGACGCATTCTTTACGTTTGCTCAACGCGAACAGCAACGTGAAGCAGAAGCATTGATAAAAGAAGAAAATCTCAATGAAGATGCAGCAAAACGCTATATTCGCACGTCTTTAAAACGCGAATACGCCACCGAAAATGGCACAGAATTAAACGAAACATTACCAAAACTTAGTCCGTTGAATCCGCAATATAAAACGAAAAAACAGGCAGTTTTCCAGAAAATCGTCTCGTTTATTGAGAAGTTTAAAGGCGTAGGCGGAAAAATATAGCCCAATTCGTGTTTTTCTTGCGGGTTCTTAATTAAACCCGCAAGAGCTCGTGGGGTTCCAAATGGCTAATATACTCCCCTTACCCATGCGCGACGATGCCGCCAAAAGTGATAGAGAACAGCCAGAAATAGATCGCGGCCATAATGATTTTGAATGCCGTGTTCATATTTTCAGCTCCTGTGATTGATTGGATACATGCCGCGCCTTGCGGCATGTTTTTATTTTCACTTTCTCTGTTTTAAAAATCAAGATTTATTAGAGCAATTATTGCTGATGGAGAAGCGCGTTTTCATACTCCCTGACCATTAACGTAAGTACGCCGTGACTCCTGAAAACACGCGCCACGTCAATCTTATCTTCCAGCGCGAACGCAATTTTACTTAGACCAATTTTCTTCAGGAGATCAATCTTTGCTGGACCGTCATTTCTGTCATCGGTGGCAGGACGCATAGATAGCAAAGGCTCAGTCCCATTTGTTACGTGCTTACGCAACCAGGCTCGTGTTTTATCCCTGGCTATCTCACAGCGCCCGGTTACAAACCAGAGGGTGTAAATGCCGGACAACTGGCGCACCATATCAATAACTGGAGTGATGGGAGCATCAGTGTCACAGGCAAGGTTAAACTCGTTCCAGTGCTCTGTTAATGCACCTTTGCCAGGTGGTGGAAGTAAATGCAGCCTGTCTTCCGTTGCCTCTGATATCGTCCCATCAATATCTACTATGACGATGTACGGACGTTCCTGGTGTGCGTGTTTATTGAAAATACTCAAATGCCCTCCTCATTGGACGAAAAAAATGCTGGTGGGAGCACTCCACCAGCATTAAAAGTGACACTGTAACTATCAGCGAACGTAAATAGTGCCGCCGTTCTCTTTTTCCCATGCATCGCTACGTGCATAGCAAACATCGAGAAGTCTTCTTGCCGCAGTTTCCTCTAAACCCAATTCGACAACCAACTGCTCATGACGGCGGGTAACCACATCAAACAGGGTATGCAGCCCTTTAGTTGCCAGATCATCAATGAATTCCGGTTCGAACGGCAGCTCTGCATCTGCCAACATAACCTCTTGCGCCCACTCAACTCGACGGACCAATTCCGGGCGGCGGCTTTCCATCTCTTTACAGATCAATTCATGGAAGAACTCTACCCAACCTTCCGGCTGGAACTCGCGGAAAATTGCCAACGGCTGGAAGTTTGGCATCAACCATTCGTTGATTCGGATATCAATGGCATAGCCCATGTCGCAGCAGAACTGATAAGCAAAGTCCAGCTTAGACACGATATAAGGACGCTCGTTATTGAACTCTTTAGGCGATGAGATCCCATAAGCCAGGAGGCGCGGGAAGAAGGATATTTGCCCTAACGTCGGATGAAGTTTGCTTGCAGGGAAACGGCGCTCAGTAATGCCATACATTTCCTTCTTGAGCGTCGCAAATTTGGCATTCTCATTAACCAGCGCGGTAACCTCTGCTTTTTTATTAGCAAATGCCACGCGCGCTTCGCTTGCATCTTTAATAGTTTTTTTGAGCTGTTGGTTAAGGTCGGCGACCTGCTTACGCAGTTCCTGTCGCTCGCTTTTAGCTTTGTTATAGCGTTTCTCAAGGTTAAAAGGATCAAGTTTCATGATCTCTTTATATTGAGATTTTAGCGTTGAAATCTGTGAGTTCCGCAGTTCAACCATCGCGGTCATTTCATTGAGTTTTGTTTCCAGCTCAATGCTTATACGTTCGGCATTATCAGCACGCTGGTTGGCGTCATGCGTCGCATCGTCGAGCGCGTCCTGTTGCTGGCGTTTCAAATGTTCAATTTGCAGCTGAAGCTCTTCAATTTCTTTATCCTTCAGACCGAGATCCAACTGCATATTTTCAGCTGCATCTACCAGGGAGTTATGGCTATCAGCTTCTGCGTTATAAACATCAATAAGCTGTGCGTGAAGCATCTCCGCTGACTGAACCGCATTATCAAAAAAACGCGCTGTGAGGTCATCACAACTAACGCGGCGTTGCGCGGCCCGGATGTTCTGGATAATGGCCTGGATACCGGCATTCAGGACGTCAGGGATAGATACATTTTCGATTGATTGGTTTTGTGCTGAAGTGATCATTTCAAAGTTCCGTATTAGCTTGTGCTTCGGTCATTTTTCCTAAGTATGAAGGAGGAAGGACTACGCAATTTGTATCCAGTCCCTCACCTATGGCAGCCTGTAAAATTCTGGCTAAGGTGAGTCTCTTGTTGCGATACCTGGTGATGACATGCCTGATACCGCCGGTCGGCGTAACAAAGGCGATCAGCCAGTAGTGATATTTCCGTCGGAATGGCCACATAGTGCACCTTGTAGATTGCTCTAATAAAAAACGTGATGAGTGTACATCACGTTTTAAAAATATGGAATTATTAGAGCAATATTATTCTGATTCTCGCTCAAAAAATCAGCTGATAAGGGGAAGCCAATCCTCTGACACTTCGCGAGGTCGCGGTTTGCCGTGGAAAAAGATTATTCGGCAGTCTTTTGGTAATGCCCCATTCCCCCTGGAGTAACGCGCGCTCGCATATTTTGAACCAGGTTCCACAACATCGGCCTTGTAACTTACAAACCATCCTGGATACAGATCCTGAAATGCTGGTGTATCATCGCCCATAACCTTTCGTAAGAACCCCTGGTCCCCCCAGCACTCAGTAGTGACACAACGAGAAATCCAACCTTCCGGATCTTGCCAGAATGAACTCCAGATATGCGCTTTAACACTATTTGGTATCCACAGGGCACCGCTGCCACGATATTGTGGATGGTAAAAATCCCTAAGCATGGTGAAGCTGGTTGGTGGATGCTCTAGGATTGGGCGTATATCACCGGCAATAACCGTGTCCAAATCCAGATAGAACAGATCATCGGTTATATCCGGTCGGAACAACTCGATTTTCGCCCACCAGCCACGGCACTTTTGCCACTGGTTGATCAATGGGACAACTTTGACGCCAGGTACATGTAAACGCTTCAGGTCTGTCAGGCAAATAATTTCATAGCCTTTTGGCAGTTGATTAACCAGCCACTGCACATCGGAAGCGTTATAGTCACCACCAGAGCGAAAAACTAAAGCAATCTTCATGCTGCACCATCACCTTTCACTTTCACTTTCATCAATGTCAGGTTTCCGCAAAATACGGCACCAGTGTCGATATACTGCTGATTCCAGAATGTCTTCGGGCTTTTCACCGGAGTGTGACCAAAGATAAAACGATCTGCGCCCGAAATTTCGCCACCAATATCATCCATCGAATCACTGATACGCTCGCGCGCCCAGACAACGTTGAAAAGCGGCACCTCCTTACCGAATTGGTATTCATTATCCGGATAGTCGGCATGGGCTATAACGATAGTTTCTTGCCCCGTGTTCAACTCAATGATATAGGGCAGACGCTTTACCAGCTCCACCAGCGCCCAGGCTAATATTTCCTGATCAGTGTCCAGCATGAAGAACCATTGTCCGCCATTCATTAGCCAGTTATTCACGTTGCCATCTGGACTTAACGCATCAATCATCAGCCGCTCATGGTTCCCCATCACTGCCCTGAACCAGGGCATCTGCAATAGTTCCAGACATTCGACATTTTCAGTACCGCGATCGATAAGGTCGCCTACCGATATCAGTAAATCCTGCGCCGGGTCAAAATCCACACGATGGAGTTCGGACATCAGTCTGGTGTAGCAACCATGCAGATCACCAACAACCCAGACATTCCTGTATTTGGTACCGTCGATACGGTGATAAATTGTGGGTGCCATCATGTATTCTTCAGCCATTCTTTAAGAGTCATCTGCGGAATACCTCCCATTTTCCCGCATGAAACAACGTCAATCTGTTCACGCGCAGACTGGAATAACAAAGGCAGGTGACTTAGATTTTTTGGCGTGCCGCCGGAGTGAACGCGTAGTTCTTGCGTAGCGTCAACGCCCACCAGAGCTACATGTTTGAATCCGATATGGAAAGCCAGGTTCAGAGCACCATATGCACTATTGCCGCTGGCAATTTCATTCTCATCTTCGCAAAGGCCGAAATGTGCGGACCAGCGCCACGCCCACCACTCGGGAGAATTCGTATTTTTTGGCTCCATGCCACGTTCAGCCACACGACGGAAGCACAGAACGCCGTCTCTGACTTCACGTTCTTTAACATCGGGTAGTGCCATGCAATAACAAACACCACGGCGACGGCGGCCACGACCAACGCGCCGCATATTGTCTGGCGATGGATCAAGTGTGAAAAAATAAGAAGCGCGGTTCAGCCAGTCGATGGCCCCATTGACCGCTATAATCGGCACTCCGCGCGGCGCAACAAAGTTTGCGGCGCTTGGACCACTGCCGACGATAATAACGCGATCACTGCCTCTAAATTTATTCTTGGGAAACATTGAATTGCACTGCTCCTACTTGCATTCAAAATATGTAAATCTGCGTGTTTTTTGCGGGTATCCAGGAACTGCTGTTGCCATTTTGAAATAGACACCTGCGTTGGATTCCGTAGGGCTTGAGGGTGCGCGCCATGCCAATGAAGGCCGTTTTGCAGAGAACAGTCATAGCCGACTAATACCACTACTTCAGCCCCTGATTCAGCAGCCAGACTGATAGCCTGCGCGCCGCTATTTACCCCTTCCGCCGGTCCACAATATCGCCTGTACTCCAACGAAAATGATTTCGCCGCCGCCAGGTTGGCTGTCACTTTGCGGAATCTCCCTCCCGGTATGGTGGATCCGTATTGCTTCCACCATGACAAATCACCGGCGTATAAGGCATAAATGTCATCGAACATCTGCCAGGAATTGTTAACCGCGATGATTGAACAGCCAGTTTTTTCTATAGCAGCACAGTCCTCACGAGTGAGTGACGGACCGCTACCGACACAAAAAACAGTCCTAGTCGCCCTGCGTGGTATGTTCATTCTCAGCTGCAGATTCAGCCTCCAGGCGAGCATTCATTTCAGCGATTACAGGGTCCACTACAGCATCTGTTTCCTGTTCATTACGCGGCATGATCGATGCCAGCGATTCATAATTAGCCTTGGATGACACGATTATTCTCCCGATGTTAATGTGCGCTATATCAAATGGCGCATATGTACTAATTAATTTATTATTTTAAGCAGCATACAACCACTTGTCGCCGTTCAATACATGCTCAATAGCCTCACCCTTTTTAAGGCTTATGTATTCCAGGATGGCGGTTATCGCTTGTTCTGCACCATACGCAAGAACGACGTAGTAACCTTCCTCTCTAAGCCTGCGCATCCAGGCGATCTGCTCTTTCGTCGGGGCTTTACCATTTGGTTCTTTAAGCTCAATTCGCATGCCGTGATAAATACCGCATGCTTTATCGAGACTCATGTCCGGATAACCTTTTTTCTGCCCTTCAGCCTTCATTTTCCCGGCGGTTGCTTTTGAACGTTTCCCTCCGTTAGGCGTTGCATGCAACAGCTCATAGATGTCAGGGTGCTTGCGTTCGAAGTAATCAAAAATGAAAACCTGCTCGAAGTGCTCGCAATTTCCGTCGCGCAGGTCTGGGTTCTTTGCAAGTGCTGCAAGTGCCTTCGCATGTGGAGAAACTTCTTTTACCGGCGCAAGCGATAAGAATGGATCCTTTTTGGTTTTTGGCCTGGGCCGCCCCTTATTTCGACGCTCACTAAAAGCCTGAAACTCTTCCTCAGTAAAGCGCAACATAATCAGTCAAATCCTGCCGGTCGCATGCCATATTTACGCTGTTTTGCGGCCTGCTCTTCCCTGTGCCATTGCGCACATTCAGCGTCACAATAAATGCCTGATTCAATCGATTCATTGCAGTAACGACACTTCCCTGTAAATACCTGGCTCACGACCTGTGCCTGCTTTCTGATGTTATCGATGGCCATGTCTTTGAGAGCTTCTAACTGATTCATGCTCAGCTCTGCATCATCAACACGTTCTGCCAATTTTGTTTCCTCGTGAAGAACCTACTTAAGGGCAGAATGATACATTTCACAATCAAAATTGCACTAATAATTTTCTTTTATTGAGTTAAATATCCAACAAATGACTAGCGGTAGAATCACCATCATCTATTTCTGGCAGGCTGACTATGGCTACATCAATCACTACAACCCAAAGCACCCGGCAATATCCTCTGTCGCGGTATGACGACCGCAACATAGCCGATCCAATACTCAGGGCAGAGCTACGCAAAGAGGTGATGCTTATGTGTGAATCGAACGACAAGAATCTGACGATTTATTACGTTCTTCCCGATGAGCAATATCGCCCGGATTTGCTGGCTTACCGTATGTGGGGCATAGCAGAGCTACGCTGGGTTGTGACGCTCGCCGCCGGGCTTGAGGATGAGTCTCAGGGTATGACTGTTGGCAAAAAATTAAAACTCCCACCTGCCACCTGGATCCGCGAAATGATTCGCCATTTCCAATACGACGGCCAGGTAATAGGGACATTATCCATTGCGTAAGGGAAATGAATGCCAACTGAATATGCTCGCGACAACCTTGGTCGCTATCAGACTGATGGATTAAGTGCAAAAGACTTTAACAAGGTCTTCGATCTTATCCGTAAACAGCAGCGTCAGAATCGGCGAAACGCGCGACGTACACTCACCCCAAGGATTATGGGGATGCGTAACCGCGAACTTGAGGCATTCCTCAGCCTTGGGAAAAAGAAAGATGGCACCTACTTTACGCCCGAAGATATACGCAGTTTCAACACCTCAAGGCAGGCTCATAAAACCAAATTCAAGAGCACGGTACCCGGCATTACCTATGCTCAGCTGGTGGCGCAGTCCACCAGCATTGATATAAAACGCGCTAACAACAAGGTTTCTGATGGCACAGGGATCAAAGCCGCGACATTCCTCGGGCTAAAACACAACCTTGCATTGATATCTGTTAATGCCTCGGATGAGTCGGTCCACCAGCATCACCGTGTCAGAATTCGATTTGAGGAATGGGATAAAGCCGTTGAGGAAATTGCTGAAGACGGTGCGAAAAAAGCCCGAATCGCTGCCGATCTCTGCAAGGCCCGGGTATCTTTCGACTGTGATTGTGGACGCCATCAATACTGGTATCGTTATATGGCCACTGCTGGTAACTATGCTGTCGCGCCGCCAAAAGAGTATGCATTCCCCAAGATCCGCAACCCTGATCTGACTGGTGTAGCCTGCAAACATGTGTTGCACGCTATGACGCGTTTTCAGTCTCCCACATGGCACAAGGCCATCATTATTGCCCTGGAAAAAGCAGCTGAACAGGTAGCCTTCGGCGATGACAAGCGGAAGACAACAACCTATTTCAAAGGCGAACTGGCTAAATCGCTCGCGCGCAACCGGACAACAACGACGGATCAGGCTAAAGCGGCGCGTGAGTATGAGTTATATCTGAAATCTCAGGATGCATTAGGCAAAAAACTACGCGCCAAAGATAGCGCCACGGACAACGTTCGCCGGTTGTTAAAAAAAGCTCGCACCACGGCAAACAGGAAGAATGCCGAACTAAAAGCCTCGCGGGTGAGGGAAGCCCAGGCTCGCGCTGAAGCCGACGCTCTCAAAAAAGCCCTGCAAACGCAGGCGAACAACCTCATAAAGTTTTTCATGAGTCAGGGAATGGACAAGGCCGCTGCCACCGCGCAGGCGCGAAGCATTCTTGAGACACAAATTAACGAAGCCCGTAAACGGAAAGGATAATCGATGGCTGGTTTCTTTGATGACATGTTTGAGGACACAGAACCATCACAACAAGTGACTGGTGATAACCTCCCGGACACCGAATCGGATCCGGATATTCCAAGCGAAAGTTCTGAACTGATTGAAGAGGAAGATATTGATGCTGAAATCGAAACCGATGGTGTTAACGTTGGTAATATTGTTGATCCTGTGGAGGACAATCACCTTCCCAATCTGGATCACGGCCTGCTTAGTGATTCTGGTGTGCGCCACCGTTATCAAGGTCATGCAGTTTTTAATAACCTTGTGCGGATGGACTGGCTCAAAGCAATCAAGCTAGACCCTGACTCATTCGATGCGGTTCTGTATCGCGCAATACCTTACAGAGACAAAAATGCACCTGAAACGGCATCTGAAATAATAGAACCGAACCAACGCATATATGACTATCAGGATCCAGAACTGATAACGGCCCTCGACTGCCCGGATGAGATGGACGCCTTCTACGCGCTATACGACGGCAGTGATAATACGGGAATTAGCGACAGTGCTTTAATCCTTCGGTTGGCCGCCGTTAATGTGCCAGTGGGTTCTATGCTCGAATGGCTGGAACAGCTGTCAGACGGCACAACCATTCGCCGCTTCTGGTACATCCATAAAATATTCAATTACGGCACTGCCAGGGTAGGCAGTTTGTTTTATTGCGTGCCTTCACGCGCCTTTGAAGGGAATTTCATCGGTGATTCTGAATAATCAGGAATGGCTACTGGCCATCTTTAAGAAAAAAGGTCTTACTCCAACCGGTAAGCTGGAATTTGCCACTATTGATGGCATTGATTCGGCGCTCGCACAGGCTTTAAACGAAGCATTCGACTCACAAGTTGTCAGCTTTAATGATCGCACTAACCAGTCATTCAGGGAGTTCCTGAAACGCACACCAAGAGATCGCATAACGCTCGGCACTTTTAGTGATGTGAAGGAGTGGTTGTCGTCATTTGAAGCCGATCGCGCCGGGCGCAAAGATACAGCCTCTGCTGGCCCAGTAAATAAGCTGGCAATGCCGCTTGTGAATCTGTCTCGTTCTCCCGCGTTTTCAATTTATGAAGGTGAACTGTGCCGGGATAATTACGATGAAGGGCATGTCACCAATGAAAATGATGAGATTGAAGCCCTGGTATCGACTATCCCTTTCTCACTGGAATATTCGCTATGGATAGCCAGTGACGAGAAGGAATCTCTTGGGATGGTTATAACTGCATTAGCATTCTGGCTACGAATGTATGCCAGCCTCGGGCAGGCATCTTTCACTCACACTGCCAATGTCGGCGGTTATGAGATACCGGTTACCTGTTACATAGAAGGGCAAAAATCAATCGCATTTCAGGATCTGACCACCGGCACCGCCGACAACAGGCTGTTCGCGGTTGGATTGAACCTCACAGTAGTGGCGGAGCTTCCTATCCTGGCTTATATGCAGCAAACCACCGGCACCATAACGGTAAAAGCGAAAATTCTGGAGGAATGAGATGGCCACAAAGACCACCACAGCCCCGGAAACTGATTCAAAACGCACTCAGCTATTCCTGCAATCTGTTTCAATTGGGCAGAACGAAATCCCTCGCGAAATGATCGTAGGATGTACCTATGTCGAACCCGGGGAGCTATCTGGTCCCCAGCTTATGCTCATGGTCAGGGATTCAACAGCTTACGTGGTCAATAAGCTGGGGGTGAAATTTGGAACAATACTGACTGTTTCACTTGGTGATCCGGAAGGTCATGGCGGCATCCTGTTCTCGGAAGAGTTCTTCGTTCTTAAAGCGCCGCGCAAGGACGATACCGTACTGATTTACGCGTTTAGTAACCCGGTGCGGTTATTGAAAGTTCCGTCCACCAGCGCACAGTATTTTGTTGATAAGCCCCCATCAGCCGTAGTTTCCACTCTTGCCCCTGGTCTGAAGGTAAATGCTGATTCATTCAGAAAAACATCCACATACCACCTAAATGTTGGAGAAAAACCGACCAAGGTATTGCAGGAGATAGCCCGGGATACCGGTTCTATGTGCTGGGCATCCAGGGGGATGATCAATTTTAAAAGTATGGAAAAAATGGCAAACGCCGCTCCATCGCTTACTTATGAGTCCGCCAATCCCAACACATCCGGATTTACAATTAGTCAGTTCAACATCCTGAATGCCGATTATGAATACCAGCGCCGCCACAATTACAGAATGGCCAGTTATGACATGACCAAAGGTGTGGTTTACTCAGGTAACCAGGAAGACCCCATAAAATTTACGAGCAATCCCGATCCTACCGCGCTGGCGAACTACAACAAATTCATTCTCCCCCGCCTCGATATGCTGGTGGAAGGAAATGCCGCGCTAACTCCGGGTACGACGCTGAAAATTGTCGTGCATAACACGGCAGGTGACGGAGAACTCGATGAATCTATCCCTGACAAAATGATAGTGATGTCCGTGACTCATTTCGAAGACCGCTTCCGTTTTGTCAGCCGTGCACAGTTAGGAGTGGTGAATGGGTAGTTTGACAGGGAAGTATCGGGCTGTAGTGGTAAGCGTCAATGACCCTAAAGGTCTGATGCGTACACAAATACGCGTTGTCGGCATGATGGATGGGTTACCAGATGCCTCATTGCCGTGGGCAGAAGCTATATTGTCCAATGCAAACACGTTTTCACCATTTCTGCCCGGCGATAAAGTATGGGTAGAATTTCCCTACAATGGGGATTCTCGATGGCCATTGATAATCGGTTATGCACAGGATGCATCCGGTGGCGCTCCCAATGTGCCGCCTGAAGCGTCAGGACAAGGTGAAGGCTATGTACCGCCTGAAGTCGAAGGTGCACCAGCACAACCATCAACCAGCGCCAAAAAAGACTTTATTTCGTCGCGGAACGGACTAATGGAGGTCCGGACGGCGGGCGGAGCCTGGGCCGTTACGCACTTGAAAAGTGGAACAACAATCGGGTTCAACGAGGCCGGGGAGTTATATGCCATTTCTCAAGGTCCGGCATTCATCTCTTCCGCAGGAGATCTCGATATAAAGTCAGGCGCGGATGTCGCCCTGAAGGCGGGGGGAAGTATGGCGATAGAGGCCAGCGGGAATCTATCCATAAAAGCCGCTCAAGTCTCTGTTGTCAAGGCTTAAGAAAAGCCCGGCGATCGGGCTTTTCTGTTACCACGGGTACAATGTTTTTATCCGTTACCTCGCGACGGTTTCTGGGTGATAAACGTATCAAGCATCTTTTCCGCGATTGCCGACCAGGTGTGACACTGGACCTTTTCAGCATTTTTCACGCGATCAACGCGAGCAATAACCTCATCCCAATCAATCCGCGACTTGATAACCATATGGTTCACCAAAGCCAGGCGATCCGGCGGAAGGCAATCGGGAGGCGTTAATACCAACGCCCCGCACGTTGCCGCCTCAAGAACAGTTAATCCAAGGCTTTCGGGATGCGTAACGATAAACACGTCACTCTTACGCAATTCAGCTGCAAATTCGGTTGCTGGTACCGGCGTCCGTCTGTATGGAGTTACCGATATATTCCCCGGATCAATGGTAATCAATCCGTCATCGGTCAACGTTCTGGCCTCATACGGAACGGTCAGACGCTGAAGGTTCATAAGGATACTTAAGGAGTGATCAAACCCACTAACATCAAATGCAGCGTGGTCTACAAAAATACGCAGAACATCGTCTGTTTTGGTTTCCAGATGGAACAGATCCTGATTCGCTGCCCATCCAACATGTTTGTTAAAGCGATTATGACGCTCTAACCTGCCGGGATTATCCAGGTACCGCCAGGTATCATCGCGGACAGTAAAAGTAATATCGACTGGTGCCGAATCCAGCATAGAACCGTCGTATACCTGGGCTACCCATCCAGTGAATCGACGACGCAGTTGCACGCCTATTTCCCTGGGCACCGTAGTAAAATACCTCAATCCTGGTGCCAAAATGGCCTTCGCAGAACATGCGGTCGCAGCAGTCAACACAGCTTCAACATAATCCTCCGGGCTTTCGACGCCGGGGGAATATGGACGATGGTATTGCAATGTTACCCCTGCCTCACTAAAGGCGCAGGCTAGGTTATAAGCCCACATTTCCGTATATGTTTTCACATCACTGATAGCTTCAAATTTTCGCCCAATGATCAGGATGTTCATCGGCTTTTCCTCATTCCATTGCATTAATAATCCTCTTGCCAGTCAGCACCAGCATAGTTATCAAACCGTGAGTATTGGCCGTTAAAAGCCAATCTCACCGTGCCAATTGGGCCATTTCGTTGCTTACCGATAATCACCTCGGCAATGCCCTTCATTTCGCTATCCGGGTGATAAACTTCGTCGCGATACAGAAACATGATCAGGTCTGCGTCCTGCTCAATTGCTCCTGATTCACGTAAATCTGAATTTACCGGTCGTTTGTCCGCACGCTGTTCAAGCGATCGATTAAGTTGTGACAATGCCACCACCGGTACTTGTAATTCCTTCGCCAAAACCTTCAGTGAGCGAGAAATCTCGGCAATTTCCAGCGTTCGGTTATCTTGCAGCTCGGGGACGCGCATAAGTTGCAGGTAGTCGATCATAATCATGCTCAAACCACCATTTTCTTTATAAACACGACGAGCGCGGGAACGAAGCTCTGTAGGTGTCAGGGCGCTTGAGTCATCAATAAAAATATTCTGCTTGTCCAACAGAATCCCCATTGCGCCAGAAACCCGCGCCCAATCCTCGTCGTTAAGTTGCCCTGTTCGAATACGAGTCTGATCAACGCGTGCAAGAGAAGCCAGTGAGCGCATCATCAGCTGGTGGCTCGGCATCTCAAGGCTAAAAACCAATACGGGCTTATCGTTACGGACTGCGGCATTTTCGACGAGATTCATCGCAAACGTAGTCTTCCCCATCGATGGGCGGGCGGCGACAATAATGAGATCGGACGCCTGAAGTCCTGCCGTCTTCTTATTGAGATCGGTAAATCCGGTATCAAGCCCCGTTACACCATCATGCGGTCGCTGAAACAACTCTTCTATGCGAGATACCGTTGCATCGAGAATGCTGGCGATATCTTTTGGACCACTACCGCTCTTTTGTCGTTTTTCAGCTATTTCAAAAACGCGGCGCTCGGCCATATCCAGCAATTCATTGCTGCCCCTGCCATCCTGCGCATATCCATCTTCGGCTATTTCATTTGCGACGGAAATCATTTCACGAACAACCGCGCGTTCACGAACGATATCCGCATAAGCACAAATATTTGCCGCGCTGGGCGTGTTCTTTGACATCTCCGCAAGGTACGCAAAACCACCGGCGCGTTCTAATTTACCGTTCTGTTCAAGTGCTTCAGCAAGTGTTATCAAATCAATCGGTTTGCCATGACTTAATAACCTCTCCATCTCACTGAAAATTTCACGATGAGCACTGGTATAAAAATCATCAGCAACTATACGATCTGCAACTTCATCCCAGCGGCAGTTATCAAGCATTAAGCCACCAAGTACAGCTTGTTCTGCACTAAGGGAATTTGGCATGGATTCAAGAGGGGATGCAGACATTAGCACTCCCCCCAGGCGTGCTGAATGTCAGATATAATCGGCATACTCAAATCACTCCTAACGATATGAGTCATCACCAGAAAATCAGGATTAATGCGCCGGACTCTTCCCGGCTGTCACACCGAATCGCCAGGATGGTGAGTCCCTGTATCCGCTATCCCTCCAACGGTGACTTGCACATTCCGGCTACCTGGTTTGTTGCCTGAGCTAGGGGAAAAGGTAACCCCTTTAACGTCACCAGACCGCTAACGACGCATGTGCCAGACGCCGTGTTACAACCAAATATGGTGGCCCCTACCGGACTTGAACCGGTGACCGTGCGATTATGAGTCGCCAGCTCTAACCACTGAGCTAAAGGGCCGGATTACTGCCAATTTTGCTTACGCTTTTATTTCACCGGAACAAACGGAACAGCGGCATTACTGGTCATATACTGCGGTAATGTACCGTTCCATTTGTTGATCGCTTCCAACTCCATAACACCGGGGTTCTGGCGCAGAGCTTCACCACGTAAACGAATGGCATCAGCTTCGGCCTGGGCTTTTGTGCGAATAGCATCAGCCTGTCCGGCAGCTTCCGCGCGCAGCATGTTGGCCTCTGCTTCACGTTGTTTGACCTCTTGCTCGCGTTGCAGGGTTTTTTGGTTTGCCGTAACTTTGGCGTTAATACTGTCAATAACTGTTGGCGGATATTCTGGCTTACCTACATAAGAGAGGCTCATCACCTGAATGCCGATTGGCGTCATTTCTTCCTGAATGTCTTTAAGGGCTGCATCAAGCAATTCAGATTTGCCACCGTCGATAAATTTGTCGGTGGTCATTTTGCTGGCTAACCGGTTCAGAGCATCTGCAACCTTCTGGCGTAGATCGGTATCAGTAATATCATCTACACCTTTGCGATAGGTCTGAAATACCGTTGTGACTTTTGCTGGATCAACCTTGTAGGCTACGCCGATGTGGTAACCAATGGTTGTTCCGTCGCTCATCTGGAAGCTGAACGGCTCATCGTATGTCTTCATTTGCTTAAAGGTCGGGAAGATATAAACTTCAGTATTCAAGCCTGTCCAGTAGCGACCAACACCAACTACTTCACCGATACCTTTATCATCCCCCAGCTTATTTACTTTGATCCCTACGTTACCTGGCTCTACCCGATCGCATCCGGTCAGACATAAAGAACCCAAAATAATCGCTGCACTAATCAACGTTTTTTTCATTAATTAATTTCCTGGTTTTTTCACGAAAAAAGACTACTGCGAAAGCCGGGTAAATGAGCGCGAAAAGGACTCCCAACAATACAAGTATTGTGCTGTTAGATGAGATCATATTTGGCAAAAGCCAAACATACAGAACCAGTGACACAATCAAACAGAGGACGGCATAAATATATAACCGCACCCATAGCGTTCGACATTTGTTCGGATTGTTCTGCATCCTCTCACTCCATTATTTAACGAATAAAAAAGCTGCGGTGCCGGGTGCCTCCCGGTGTCCTTTGGCTGGTTATCCACCGTGGGCGGGGAAACAAGGAGAAATAATGGACAGATATAACCATTTCCCCGCGTGCGCTTAGCCGCATTCACCGCAACGGAAAGAGCATTCTTGGTGGACCTGTAGATTGGGATATGACCCCGTTACGCCAGTGTTCTCAACGTTGTAGTGCCGGTTACGGTTCCGGCCAGGCCTCTTCCTCAACGGGGGGTTCTCCATACGGACTACCGTTTATTGGTCGTTCCTGCGGTTTATGTTGTGAAGCCAGATGCTTATCTTCTGGTTGCTTCTAAGAGCTGCACTTCATCACAACGGTAAGGGTACTTCGTAGGGATTCGAACCCTCTGCCAAGCACGGCGATCTCCGACGTCGCAAAATACCCTTACCTGTTGTGTTGGTGCCGGTTAACGGACTCGAACCGCTGACATCCTGCTTACAAGGCAGGCGCTCTGCCAACTGAGCTAAACCGGCATTGGCGATGGTGGATGGATTTGAACCATCGACCTGTTGATTAACAGTCAACCGCTCTAACCGCTGAGCTACACCATCACTTGCCGGGTACGTCTCCGGCGAGGGCTTCCACCTCCGTATGCTTTTCGGCGCACCGCGCCCTGGCTGCAATTCGGTAACAGGGGATGCATAACCCTGGCTTCCAGCGTGATTAGCGCTTTCAGCATGACGGGATATACCCGTAAATTCGTGGAACTGTACCCAAAGTGCTGTTAAGCACCGCTGTTACGCTGAAAAGAAGACGCAACAGGAAAGGACGCTGACCAACAGATGGCCCCTTCTCGTTCATCTGGTTAATCACACCAGCGCCCTTACCTGTTGTGCCTCCCCGTTCCCTAATACACAGACGGGGACACTCTGCGGTCGATTTTTTGACGGGGGACGACTCATACCCCGTGGCGCCTGGCTTCTTAGGCCGCTACCATCATCAGATCATCGTTTGCATTTACTTTAATGGTCAGTTTCTAAACCGCCGCAAAGTCGCTAACCATGACGAAAACCCTGAAAAAAACGCCCACCCGAAGATGGGCAAACTGGAAGCTCGTAACGCACTTCGGTGTTGCCACTTAGGCGCATGGTCAACCTGGCAACTCGGCGTCATGAGGGGGAAGGAGTCACTACCCCGCCATACTTGCCGCCGCGCCTGTCGCGGTTAACAGCTAAATCGCTCTATAAATCACGATTCATTGAGGCGATATTACACTAATAAATTTATTAGAGCAATATCGCCATAACGTCATGAGCAACACCACGAGTGTCTCCCTTACAAGACACAGAACGTCTGGCAAAGAGAGGTTCCACTCTGAAGCCACTGTCCTGATAAAGTTCTCTGATGTTTGGCGCGCCACTGTTTGTAATGAGAACTTTTGCACCTCGACGATGAGCATCCGTCAACAGAGACACCAGGCGTTTTTGCTCTTCAAACTTAAAGTCATGACCGGAATAGTTCGTGAATCCCTCTGTATTTGGAAGCGGTTCATACGGCGGATCGCAAAAGATGACATCTCCTTCTCCGGCAGCTTCAATCACCGCTGCAAAATCACCGCATACAAACTCAGACCGCCCTTCCGCACCGAGGAAGGCTTCCATCTCCTGTAATGGGAAATACGGAGTTTTATACTTCCCATAACCGACATTGAACTCACCGGCCTGGTTGTAACGCGTCAATCCGTTAAAACAATGTCGGTTCAGGAACAAAAACGCCGCTGCGCGATGTAAATCATCATAGACTTGTTTGTTAAACGCATTCCGTACTGCCAGGTATCCTTCCTGTGTGTTGTAGTCCTGGAAAAAACGATGTGCCAGAGTGATAAGTGAATGCGCCTCGCGTTGCAGAGTCTTGTAAAAGTTAATCAGGTCAGCATTCACATCATTTAGCAGATTTTCCTGGTATCCGGCATTCATGAAGACAGCTCCGCCACCAACGAAAGGTTCAATCAGGCGCTTCCCTTCTGGCAAATAGCGAAAGATTTGTTCCAGAACACCAAATTTTCCACCAGCCCATTTGAATATGGACCGTTCGAATTCTGCCGCTGGTTTAACTTTTCGCTCTTTTGTTTCACTTCCTTCTTTCTGCCGACATACGGCCTTAGTAATCCGATCGCCAATCCAGCGCATTACTGGTATTGCCATACTATTGCCGATCGCTTTGTAACGCGGTCCGTCAGCTGCAAGCATCGCGGCCTCTTCTTCGCTTAAATCTGGATAGTGATTGCGAAGATATGCCAGTTCATCTGAATTAACTTTTTTACGCTTTTCCGTCGGGATCAACGTATGCCCATCAGGAAAACCTTGCAGCCTTTCACATTCGACAGGGGTAAGACGGCGGACAGCTACTTCTGCGTTTCTTACTTCATAGCAAACAGCTGTTGGATTTTTAGCCATTAGAGATGGTGAAGTATTCTTAGTTGCAGCATGTTGTGTACCGCTCATACGCTCAGGAAAAGCCAATGTAACAAGATGCTCATGGCTTTCTTGCTCACGTGCCCGCAATGTACCATGCCCTTCTGACCAAAAACCTGCTCCTGTGCTGCTAAAAACGGCAAGGTCAGTGGCATCTTTAAAATCTCTTGCCTTTACTGTCGATGCGGTTTCATCGTCAATATATTCCCCAAATGCCGCCATCCTGAAAGCGTTTACGGCTTTCGTCGATTTCATACCGGGTGGCATGTCAGCGTGTAGGCATGGATTTAGGCTTTCGCCACTGATTGCAGCGCCATTTGCAATAATGGCGGAAGCGATTTCCTTCTTTTTTCGGCTCGGCGCAATATTCCGGCGCACGCCTTCGAACTCAAAAAGTACCGTTGCGGGATCGAAGTCTGTTCGAGCACTTGCGACAACAAACACGCGTCGGCGTCGTTGTGCCACTCCGAAGTATTGGGCATCAAGGATTCTCCAGGCCACCTTTCGCTGCGGTCCATAAATACAACCACACTGCGGCCACTTTGGAGCATGGCAACCGGTTTTGCCATCCCACCGCCAGAACGCGTTACTTTTTCCTGATTCAGGTCGATCACCTGGTTCAAATGGCGCATCTTCTCCAGCCAATCCGGCAAGGAAACATCCGAAGGCGTTATCTGCCGATGACAAGACTCCTGGGACATTTTCCCAGACGATAACGGCTGGTTTGAGAAATGACTCAGCCCGTTTGTCGTCAATTGCATTTGCAAGCTCCACATACTTTAAAGTTAGCGCGCCACGCTCATCATCAAGCCCACCACCTAATCCTGCGATACTGAATGCCTGACAAGGTGTTCCCCCGACGAGCACATCAGGGGATTCGATTTCCCCAGCCAGGACTTTTTGGGCAAGTTTTGTCATGTCGCCAAGGTTGGCGACATGGGGCCAGCGGTGCGCAAGAACGGCAGATGGAAAAGGCTCGATTTCAGCAAACCACGCCGGACGCATACCCAACGGTTCCCAGGCAATACTCGCGGCTTCAATTCCACTGCAAACAGATCCATAGCACAGCTCTTTCACTGCTTAGCCTCTCCACCAAGGGCATTTACCAGAGCATCAACCAGGCACGAAATTTCACTGGTCAACAGGAAGAAATCTGCGTCCAGTCGCTGCGCAACATCTTCATTATCAATATCAGAGTTCTGCTGAACCACGGCAGCCTGGCGGCTGCAAATTGAAAACCGCCCCGGTTCGTCCTGTTGTTGCCGCACGCCCCGCAGAATATGTATGCTCTGAGGACCTGTTTTATTAAGGACTCATCCCCTTATGTTGAC